GGTGTAACAACCCTCTTTTTTATGTTGTATATATTTTCTAAGACAGATTGTGGACCATGTATTCTGGTCAAAAAGTATTTTAAGACAATGAATGACCCTCGTACAGAAGAGGTTAAAGAGATTCTTCTTGATGATGGACAAGAAGAGAACATTGAATTTGCAAGAAAGTATAAGATCACCGCAACTCCAACTCTAATTGTCGTAGATGAGAATGATGAGAAGGTTGAAGAATATGTTGGTGGAGTTCCCATCACTCAAAATATTGTTGAACTTTTAAATAAGTATTATGTCTCATAAACCCCAACACGAACCCATGGAAGACTGGGTTATCTGGGCAGGTGTAGCAATGATGGGATTCACAGTTATCGTATTTGTCGTATTTACTCTTAGTTTAATTTATTGGGGATGATATCATCAGAAACACCTTACAAACTCGCGGAAATTATCCGAGACACTTGGCCACAACTTTACAGACCCATGAAGAAGATGCAAGTAACTGAACATAATATTACTGATTGGAACCTCAACGAAGAGGAAATCAATGCACTCATATCTCTTTCTAAGGAGAAGATGAAGTCCTGTGATGATGATAAGGTGTGTGAACTATTTTATGGACTTCTCACGGGTAAACTTATCATCATGAAAAATGACCGAACTTGAAGTATTCAAACAAACATCTGAAGAACCTTACATTCGTCATGACTATAAAGTAGTTTTTGCGAACGGAAGATCTGTTATCTTTGATAACTATGAGGATGTTCAAAAAACTTGGTGGCAAACACCAAATCAACTTCTAGGACATGTTGAAGTTCTAGATCACAAAGAACCAAAAACAAAAAGCAAAGGATTTTAAAATGAAAAAATACAATGAAGAATACTTTTCAGTTTTGAATAAAAAGACTGGGAAAAAACTTTTAGATTGTGGAGAAGAATCTGATGCTCTTGCCATGGTTGCTCTGGATCCTCAGAACCGAACTTACACTCGCAATAAGTTTCTAATGGGTCCTGTTGTAGACATTGAGATTCCAAAGGCACTTCCCACTAATGCAATTGATGTTTCCTCTTATAAAGAACATCAAGAAAATTGGATGGTCGAAAAACTCAATGAGTTACCACAAATCAAACTTCCAGAAGGTCAAGGTCAACCTGTGGTTGTATGAACCATCGTAAATATAAACAATCAGAGAATCAGAAAAAGAGAAGGATGTATACGCCTGAAGGATATCTAAAAGATCCCCCAGACGCAGAATGTCCTCACTGTGGGGAGAAACAGAAATCTTGTTCTTATGTAAATAGTCTTGCTCGTGCATGGGCAAGAAGTGCTTGTAAAAAGAAAAATCAAAATTAGCCTTTAGCTATATTTTGACAGCAAAAAATTTCCCGGTAAAAAATCACCCTATAAGATTTTTTCCTATATAATATCTGATGTTGTGTTTTTATGCCAAAAAATCAGTTGACTAAGGATGAACTAAAAGTTAGAGTATTAAAATTGAAACATCAAGTTCAATTTGAACATAGGTATCCTGGAGAAAAAGAACTTGCCAATAAGTACTTGAATGAAGTATTATTCATTATTGATCAGTATTCTAGATGACTTATGACCTTGCCTCAACAAGAACATAACTCTCTTCTAGCCACCAGAGAGTTTTTAAAACTTCTTTTAGATAAAGTAAAGTATCCAGATCTTCCTGAAAAAGTAAGGTTATCCGCAAAATCTCTCCTTGAACATTATCCAGAACGTTCAAAAATAGACCAACTATATTTTGGAAACACATTTTCCGATGTTATTCCTTTCAATGAATCTGATATAACAGAAGAAGAGATGGAAAATAACAATAAAATTTTAAATGATAATCAAACTTGGGAAACTCCTGGACTTAAATGGAAAACAGAAGTTGAGTTTGTTTCTGTAGAGTCGTAAGACTCTTCTTGGGGAATTAGTTAAACGGTATAACGGGTGCTTTGCAAGCACTTATTAGGAGTTCGATTCTCCTATTCTCCATTCTTGACAAATAGGCTAAATAACTTATAATTACTAAGTGTTTAGTGATTTAGTATGAACGTTCCGAATACTTCCGAATTGATGCATATGCGTCTTCAGGCTTGGATGAGGGAATATAAATGTGAAGATATTGAATATCTCGGTGTACGAGAAGGTGAACATTACTATAGAATTGCAGAACACGAAGTACCAGTGTCATCCATCGAGGATCTAGAGCAAGTATCATGACAAAACCTTATATAGTATATGACGCAGAATCAAAACAAGATAAATGGAATAGGGGATTGGATTTGTTTATTGAAAGTGTACATAAACCCGACCATGAATTAAGGCAAGCCGCACATGATCAAAGGTGCTTCCATGAACTTATGGACGTAAGAGAAACCGTCTTAGAATATCTAAAAACAATTCGTTGGCATTGATATGGAATACTACTACATTTGGTTTTTCTTATTTGCAATAGCTGCATATTTTATTGTCACTGATAGTAGTGTAGCACAGGCATTTTATTATGTTAGTAAACTTTTAAAGTTTCAATATGGAAAAACCAAGTGGTGGTTATTGAATAACCCTCGTAACCCTATAGTAAAATATTTGATGTGGAGACGAGCGATGAAACTTGCAAAAGAATTAGAAAAAGAATTCAAAGAAAAACATTAGAAATTAATGTCAATTAAACTAATATGTTTTGAACCTTGGAGAGGAGTAGGTATATCTCAGTATGATAGTGGATTTGGCGATAGAATTAAATTTTGGGTAATAGCTTATCACCTTTCTTCTATTATTCAAGACATTCAAATAATAGTGGAAGAAGAATATTGGCCAGAATTATTGTTAATTGATTTGCCAAATACCATACCACAAAATATGTCTTCATTAATATTGTCTGAAAATCAATTACTTCCAATTAGTTGTGAAGAAGTTAGGGATATCATATTAACTGAAAATAATAGTTTGTTAAATTCTACCAATAATACATATTATTATTTTAATTTTTCTGTACATCGTATTGGTGATATTTTTAATAATCAAAAAATCACATACAATTCGGTTATACACAATGCTGTATCTAAAATTAAACTAAGACTACCAACTGTCTCCGACTTTATGGAGAAGGAATTTTCTGATTGTTGTTACATACATCTACGTAGAGGGAATGGTACATTCCCTCCTTTAAAATTTTTAAATGAAATAAAACAATTTTTGTCGAAAGAAACTATAGATTCTTATTGGAAAACCTTTCACAGCAGTAGGTTTGGAAGTTCTATATGTTCAAAAAAATATAAGTACTTTGATTCTTTAGTTGAAAAAGATACCGATACTGAAAAAAAATATTTACCTACAAAAAAAGTTTATGGAGATTATAACTGGGTAAATGATTACAAAATTATACCGGATTCAGATTACTTTAATTTAATTCAGAATATTATTTTTAAACAAAATCCGCATAAAAAAATTTATATAAGTTCAGACATTCCTAAAAAATATTATTCATACTATTATGATAATTTTCCACATAATATAATAGACAAAGATTTTTATTATAAAAAATTTTTGAATTTATATAAAGACAAACTTCCTGCAAAAGAATTGAAAAAAAAGTATTCAATTCCAATTTCTAAAGTTTTTGAAAACGTATTTGATTTAATGGTAGGTTGTTACGCAGAAACTGTAGTTAAATCAACTTCTAATTGGAGTAAGATTGCTGCACTGTATAAAAGAAAGAGAATTATACATGCGGATAGAACACTTTCAATGAATTGTTTAGGAAATTGGATTTTTATAGATCAAGAGATTGACTTTATAGATGAAACTCTCTATAATGAAAAGAATTGATAATAAAGAAATGAAAGACCTAAGAAAAATTAATTATTCATTTCGTGAAATCAGAGAAGGGGATTATGTAAAGTTTGTTGGATGTACTAAAGAACAAATTAACTGGGGAAATAATACAGATCCAAATGATCTCTTAGTTCATGGTGGAATTTATTTTGTTCAACAAATGATTATTAAATCTTCTCATACTAAATTAATTCTTCGTGGAGTTGAAGGTAAGTTCAATAGTGTTTGCTTTGAAAGAATGTAATGGCTCTTTCAGAAAAGGCAAAAATTTATTACAATGTCTGGTGTTGTGCTTATCGACGCAGATATAATGCAAAAATAAAAGGCGATTGGAATCTATACAATCGAGAACACGAAACTATTCTAATGTGTCTTAAAATGAAAGGAGCTCGTTGGAATAAGTGGTCTGGTGAAAAATAATGGGACTTACATTTAGACACATGCACAAACCAACTTCTTGGCGAAACTGCCCTTCCTGCAAATGCAATCTCGTAGATGCAGAGATTTCTAATCCTATAAAGTTTAGTTGTGAACTTGGAGCTTTCCATTCTAAACTATTAGGTGGAAGAAACCCAGATACATGGGAAATGGAATACTGGAAATGTCCTGACTGCAAAACAGTTTTTCCTGCTGAGGAACGTCCGATAATACATACAATGAGTGATGTATATTTGCCAAATAAATGAATAATAGTTACGATAGGGATATTATTATGAGATGTAAAGTTCAACTCTATGTTGCTGGTAAAGTTTTCTACGAAGAAATGGAAGCCAGAGATTATAAAGAAGCAAGAGAAGTTGCTCTTGCACGAAATCCAAATGCAAAAGTGATAGGTGTTACCGCCGTATTCTAATGAAAAATAAAAAACTCAAAGCATTGATTCAAAAACCCCTGAGGTTTCATCATCAAGATATTCATGAAGAACTTGATGAACTAAAAAAACAACATCAAGTTAAGTCTAAATGGTACTATATCTTTTGGGGTTCTATGGCAGTTGCTGTAGTTGGTGGTCAAATTTATGTTGGACTTGGGTATCGTGAGATGGCTGAAGCAACTAAGTCAACTGCAATCTCTGTGACTTGTGTTGATGGTGGACAACTTGGACCTTCAGACCGAATTAAAAAACCTAAAGAATTTGAATAATGATGACTATCTTTGATTTGTTTCATGATGAACGCCGTTATGGTTGGGTTGTAGACAAACGATACGACTGGATTAATATGTTGAATAAAATGCAGAAAAATAATCCCAGACGATTTAAAGAGTTCCAATACTCACAAGAGACAATTTATCATTACATAGATAGATTAAATCAGGAACAAAATCTAAATGACTGAACTGAAAAATAAAAAAATTATCAGAGTAATCCAAAAAGATGATTCATTAATGAATATGACTTGGATGACTAATAATATATGTAATAATAGATGTTCATATTGTGTACCAACTTTAAATGCAGGCATAGGTCATCATTATGAATGGGAAAAGGCAAAGAAGTTCCTGGAAGCTTTATTTGAGAGATATCCAAAAATTCATTGTTCAGTAGCTGGTGGTGAACCAAGTCTTAGTGAATTTTTTCCAGAACTAGTAAAATTTTTTAATGATGCTGGTAATACTATAGGCGTAACTAGTAATGCATATAAGTCTGTAGAGTATTGGTCTGACATTTCAAAATATTTAAACTATATTTGTTTCTCTTATCACGCAGAATTTCCTGCAAAAGATTTTAAAGAAAAAGTAATTGCTGCCAGTCTTAATACGTTTGTAACTGTAAGACTTATGATGCATTCTGTAAAATGGGATCATTGTATGGAAGTTTTTCACTCCTTAAAAGACATTGATACTTTTCTCTTGGAACCTGTTAGAATTTTAGATTGGAGTAGTGAAAATAAAGAATCGTTCCAGTATACTCAAGAACAATTGGATTGGTTTCAAAGTGAAGAAGCTATGAAACCTCATAAAAAAGGATTAGAACATTTAATAGGTTTAGTCAACCCTGTGAATTTAAATTCTTCCTTTCAGTTTGAGGATCAATCTATTGTATCTAATCCATATTACAATACTGTAGAATTTATAAATGCTGGTATGACTAATTTTGAAGGATATAGTTGTGAAATAGGATTAAAAAGTTTATTTGTAAATTCTGCTGGAGAAATTTACTTAGGTAATTGTTTTGTTGGAGGTTCTATAGGAAACATAGAAGATTTTGAAAATATTAAATGGCCAACTAAACCTGTTACCTGTGATTTAAACATATGTCGTTGTGCGACGGATGTTAATGTTAGTAAATGGATAAAAAATTATAACGAATACATACAATGAATTTCACTAGAGAACACTATCAATTGATTTACACAGCAGTTAGAAGTCATCAAGACAAATATTATTACGATCGTCAAACCTGGACTCAGTGCAACGAGGTTATTGACGAACTCCATAAATTGGTCTATACTCAAAGACAAGAACAACCCACTTGATCATGGTTATTTCCACAACTGAAAAGTTCCCTTATCCTTCTTTTCCCTTTCGTCTTGACTTGACTGAGGGAAAGGATAAACGAGTATGTTGGTTTGAATGTAAAGTCCATGTTGACAAATTCATCCAAAAACATAAACTAAAAAAGAAAGATTATACGTTAACCATTAATAATGGCTGAACTAACACTCTTAACTCTTCTGAACTTTGTCGCTACAGATTTTTGTTCCACTCGTATGCGGGGTATGGATACACTCAAATCTGTTTTAATTGCTTATTCTAAAGCAAACGATAAGTTTGGTGGATCAAATGTACGACGAGTAATTACTAATTCCCCTGGACTTGAAGCTGCAGCAATTGCAATTGCTGTAAGTAAATGTCCAGGTCAACTTTGAGGATAGACATGCAAGAATTTGAATGGATTGATGATTGTTTTCGAGTAGAAGAACAGAAGTGGGGAACTTGGAGGTCTTATGACAAAGAGGGAAATGGAATTATCACTTCTCTTCAAAAAGAACTCTGTATTTCTGCGACTCGTTGGTATCTAAAACACAAACAAGAAGGTTTTGTTGAAAGTGATGTTAAATATGAGGGGGTTGTAGGAGGAAAACTCTGATGTATGTTCCACAGGTTAACGATTATGTTATCTGGAATGATGGAAAGTGTGTAGAAGGTTGGGTCTATTTTAAAGACGATGAGTATATAACAATCGAAGTTTGCGTAAGACCTAAAGATTGTATAAATTATGAAGCCTGCAACTTACATCGTAATGAAAGACTTCTGGTATTGTGTTATAAAAACCGATGGAAAGAATTAGTGTATGTCAGATCAAGAGAATCCGTATATGAAGAAACAGAAAACAGTATGGAGATGGTGGGCTAAAGCACTTGGAGAAAAAGCATCTAAGTGCGACCGAGAATCTGATACTGTTGCTCGCATACGCACCTTTATTTTTATTACTTACTTGGTCACTAACTGTTTTATTGTGGCTGGAGTAATCAGACACTGGAATGATTCTCCTCCAGTTATTTACATTGAAATTAAACAGGAAGATGGATCACAACTCCCAGAAGCCTAGTCTCGTTTTACCACTGGTCATTGTATTGAGTATTTTATTTATACTTGACATGGCCATCATAGGTGGTATACTTATACATGGAAAGGCGAACTTTACAGAATTATTTAAACATTTACACCATGGCTAAAAGAACTTACACAATTGAAAAAAAAGATCCAACACACAATCAAGTATGGGAATGGAATGAAACTCCAGAATTGGCTAAACTCCTTAAAGAACTACACACAAACAAGTCCACATCCAGCACTGGATCCAACAACCCCGTGGTATGATTGGTTATGTTATTGCGAAATCTGCGAAAGTTTAGGCCCTATTCCAGGACAACCTTCACTTCGCAGATTTATGGCATATAGGAGATATCTTAAAGAAGTAGGTGTATTATGATCGCAACAAATTGGTTTCAAAGAAAATGGGGTCTTGAAGATCCTGTTTTGATTGATGAACTTTATTCCAGAATAGTTGATTTAGAACAAAGGGTTAGAGTTCTTGAAGAAGAAAATGTAGAAACAACTAACGAATTATATCGTCTTGAAAACTCTTTGGATGCTCGTATAGATATAATTGCAGAACGTTGTAGGATTGATTACGATGTATGAACTTGATGATTTTGAAAAAGCCCTCGCACATTTTGGTACAAGGGTCGATATTATTTGCGCTCTTGAAATGGGTGGAAAAATTGATTCCATTTCCGCATATAAGGAAATCAAAGCAGAACTTAAAGAACTTAAGCGAGCTAAAAAACAATACGCTAAGGATATGTGATAATTGCGGCGAGGAAAAATCACTAACTTCTGGGCATTTTCAAATTGTCAAACAGTTTAAAAGTGGTTTTTCTTATTGGTGTAATGACTGCAATAAACCAAAACCTAAAGAATAATATTTTCAAAGAGACGTAACATATCGACTTATAAATATTCTAAACGCAGGTAATAATTTGGTATACTTATGGCTACATTGACATCCAGTGGAATAAGATTTGCAACTACTCCAGTAGTAGATGAATTAAATTCAAAGAGAGGAATTTTTCCTACTGGAACTGCTTGGGTTTTTTATCAAGCTTCTGCCCCTACTGGGTGGACTAAAGATACAAGTTTAACTCTTAATGATAAAGCACTTAGAGTTGTAAGTGGAACTGGTGGTGTTTATGGAGGCACTAATGGTTTCTCGGTAATTATGAATGGATTTAATGTTGGTGGCGGATCATTAACAAGTTCAGATGCTACAGGAGGAACTCAATTATCAGTTCCACAAATTGCTTCTCACGATCATCCTAGTAGTGGTACTGGGTTGGATGCAGTTCCAGCAATATTTAATCCTGATGGAGCTTTCACTGGATGGAATGGTGGTGATGTAGCTAGAAGTTCTGGTTGGACTCGAACTTTTCCTGGGTTTGGAGATGCTGGAACTGCTCCAGTCGGAGACTCTCACTCTCACCCTTTTAGTGCAACTGCACCAGTTCCTATTCAAAACGTGTCTATGCAACCTACTTACATGGATGTTATCGTCTGTACTTTTGATGGATAAATACTTTAAATAACATCTGTAGTTTACATCATATAAAATGGCTAAATTAACAGCGTCGGGAATAGTTTTCAGTGATTCTACAATTTTAAATTCAAAATACGGAATTGTTCCACAAAACTCAGTATCAATATTTTATCAAGCCTCTGCCCCTACTGGGTGGACTAAAAATATAACTCATAATGACAAAACACTTAGAGTAGTTAATGGAACTGGAGGAGTTTCTGGAGGAACTCAACCATTTACTACTGTGTTTCCCAACTCTGTTAGAACATTTTCATCTCCGAATATTCCTGTGACGGGAACTGTTGGTAACACTACATTAACAACTGCTCAGTTGCCAAGTCACACACACCCTAACGGTGGTTCTATTGGATTAAGTCCAGGTGGTGGTGATGTTGCTTTTGGATCTGGATGGACTAGAACTACACCAGCTACAGGTGGTGGCCCAACCTCTGGAGGTGGATCTCATAGTCACCCTTGGTCTGGTACAGCCCAATGGTCTCTAAATGTAGACCTCAGAATTCAATACATAGATGTTATTCTTTGTAGTTTTGCTTAATTTGTGATAGAATAGATAAAAATATTTTTGATTATATGAAAAAAAACGAGTCTGGTAATTTTTGCCCACTTATTAAAAAAGATTGTGTAGAACATAAATGTTCATGGTACACACATGTAAGAGGCATGAATCCAAATACAGGACAAGATGTAGATCATTGGTCATGTGCTGTAACTTGGATGCCCATGTTAACGATTGAAAATTCTCAACAACAGAGACAAACTGGTTCTGCTGTAGAGTCATTTAGAAATGAAGTTGTTAAATCCAATGATGAAAATAGACAACTATATATTGATATGATTCAACAAAATGGTATTTTA